CAGATCGCCGACCAGCGCCTCATAAGTGATCCCCATGCCCGACGCTATCGACAGCAGCACCGTGCGCGTGAAAGTGTCGTATCCGGTGACATCCGGCGGATTTGAGAAGGTGATCTCTTCGTCGTTTGCGATTTCTTGGATCAGACCAGGGCTTAGCGACCCACCAAGGGATGTTGCCTCGCTGTTACCACCATCGGCCAGCGTATCGCTGCGCTTGTGGAACGCCGCAAAGCAAGCGGCGATCTTTTGGCGCATGATCTGTGCATCCTGATAGTCGCCGAGATCCTGCAGCGCCAAGGCAGTCGGGGCGAACCAACTGACGCCACGGTTCTGACCCGGACGATCCTGTCTGTAGATGTGAAGGACGCGTTGTGCCGGCACACGGCGCGACCGGCTGCGCCAACCGATCCCCTTGAACCAATCTGTGCCGGGGTGCTGATCGAAGAGGTGATAGGCTACGCGCTGTCCGTCCGCGTTGTACTCGATCCCATCATGGATACTGCCGCCGTCGCTCAGCACACCATCGCGCAGGGTATCCAGAAAATCGGGCTCAAGAACCCGCAGCCTTAGCTTGAACTGACCGGGGCGCGGATCCGTGATGTATTCGCGCAGAACCAGCACTTCGCCGGCATCGGTGATTGTGTTCATGGCCAGCCGCTGGAGCCCGTAAAGGTTCTGCCGTCCGTCAGCTGAGATGACCGTCTTGTCGCATGAGTTCTCGATCATGTTCAGCAGGATCTCGCGCAAGCCGTCCGGGTCATTCTCACCCTTGGGGATGATCCCTTTCGGAATGATCCCGTCGCCGACCGCGTTGTTCGCGATGACCTGCTGCGCCCGGAGCGCAAAAGGCGTGTTGCGCACCATGTCGCGGGCAATATACGCCATGCGATCGCGCCGACCGGCTGCCGCATCCGCATCGGTGCTGGAGGCCTTCCAGGACGATGCCCGCTGGCCGACCGTAGCCGCGTCATAGTGCATGATCGCTTGGCGTGCGCGCACACGCTTGAGGGCGCGTTCGGGCGAGACGAACGCGACAGCACGGTCAATCAGATTCATGAATTCAGGTGCCTTTTCTGAAGGTCGGGTAGTGCTGCCGCACTGTTGCCTGGGGGGCGAGGATCCGTTCCATTCTCGCGATCTGCCGATACATCTCTTCCAGCGACCGATAGGTGATTTCCTCACCGACGGAATTGCGCAGCTTTGTGATGCCTTTTGCAGCTGCTGATCGCAGCGCCGTCAGCTCAAGCCGCATCTCTGCTAGCTCCTCTGTAGTGTAACCTGTCAAAGCCAGTTCTCCCTTGGCACGATCCAGCCTGCCGCCGCATCTTTGCGCGTGCTGCTCGATCGCATCGGTGTCGGTGATTGTGCCGTTTCCGGATCATCTTGCTTTTTCGGGCCCAGAAACCGCGCCATCGGATTGGCATCATCAAGCGTTGCCCAGGCAGGCGGCGAAGCCCAGTCGATCCGCTCAGCCTTCAGCCAGATGTGCTTGGCCCGTGCCATGACCAGGTGGTCAAAGCTTTCGTTCCTGACCATTCCCGGGCGCTTTTCCCAGCCCTTGGCGGTGCGGCGCTCCGATGTCAGTTCCAACAGCGTGGCTTCTTCCATCCAGAGTGGGATCCCGCAAAAGTTCTGCCCCTGCTCGGTCAGCCTTAGCGACGTCGCCACCGCGTCCTTCAGGCGATCTGTCGCCATGTTCAGCGTCAGCACGTCTTTGGCGACACGGCGCTTGCCGCTGGCACTCTCCGGTGCCTTGAGCCAGACCCGATCCGGCAGATCCTTGCCCGACCGCCCCCGGGTGATGAACCAGCGACCTTTCTGGCCTGCCTGCCCTGCCCGCTTTCGCCCGCGGTAAAACGCATAGGCGTTGTCGGTTGTCGCACCGCCACCCTGCTGGTCGACGCTCAGCGCCAGCGGACGCAGCGCGTAGTCCGTGCCCTCAACAGGCCACTCCATTTCTTCCAGCTCAACCAGAACCTGCCAGTCTTCCGCGACATCGAAGGGCGTGATGGTCCGACCCCGTTCACCAGGACCAACAGCCCCGGGCGCGCCCGTCGGCGGTGTGTTCATCTCGAACCGGTCGATCGGCTGGTGCTGCCCGTGCTCACCCCATGCCGTAACCCCAACCGAGAAGTAAGTTCGCTGCACATCCACCTCGACAGTGATGTAGCGCGCCCAGCCCGGTGCCGTGCCCTTGGGCGTCCGGTTGCCGTTTGCCTTGTCCTTCAGCCCCTGAAGTGTGACCTCCATTTCCGAGGTTGACCCTCGGGGCTGATAAGGTTGCGCTTGCCCTGTGTTCATGGCCGTCTTGAGGCTTTCCTCATCGCCCGTCAGCTCGAACTTGCGCACTGCGCTCTCGTACTGAGTGACCAGTTCGGCCCAGGACGAAAACACCGCCGCCGTGCCATCCAGCCAATATGACAGCATGTCGGACCGACGCACCTTGCCGCTACACAGCGTTGCTGTCTTGCCGTCATCCGTTTCGTGCAGCCAGCGACCTTCTGCATTCAGCTCGCGCTTGTGCAGATGATCGAACGTTTCCTTGCAATGCGGGCACCGCATCTGCGCCGCCTCACCCTGCTCGACCGGATCGAGGCTGTCTGGATACACCAGCCGTGAATAAGTTGGCTCAAACTCGCTGCCACAGCACGGACACGACCAATACCACCGCGCCCGCGTCCCTTGCGGGTAGAGCGACAGCACACCGTATTTGACCGGCGGACAGTCATGCGGCGTCTGCGGTCGCCAGCTTTCATTCGTCAGCGGCGCACCCGGGCTGCTCTCAACTGCCACCATGCCCCGTGACAGGAACGATCGCGCGCGCGCCCGCATCAGCGTGTAGGCATCGCCCTCCCCGTCGATGCTTTCGGGGAAGTGATCATAGTCTGTGCCAAGCACTAGGCGGATCGACGTCGAGCTCAGCTTCGTGATCGTAGGCCAATCCAGCGTCATCATCGTGCCGCCGCTGAAAATCTTCTGGTACATGTTGTCGGCCCCACGGCCCTTCGACAACCGGTTGCGCAGCTCGGGACTGTTGCGCACCGTCGGCGATAGCTTGTTGCGCTCGAATTCGGCCGCCGCGTCGCGCGTCATCTGGAATAATGCCACCCGACCGGGATCACTTGCGATCGTATAGGCAAGTGCTGCTTGCAGCATCTGCGTCTTGCCGGACTGCGATGGCCCACAGAACACGAGACCGCGATAGGTCCGTGAAGCAATCATGTCGGTCGGCTCGACCATATAGGGCGTCACATCCCTGCGGAACGGCTGCCACTGTCCCGACACGTTCACGCGCATGTTCCGCTCAGCGGATTCCGTGACGCTGATCTGTTCAGCTGGCCGCAGCGCTGGCAACGCCAGCTTCAACGCCGATCGAGGATCCGTGTAGGGTGGCAGAGGTTCATAATCGTGCAGCATTTGCATCGCGATCAGCCCCTCTAGATCAGCCATTGTTTCTGAACCTCGACATCGACCACGTCGCGTTCGCTCAGTTCTTTTTCCTCGATCTTCTCGGAAAGGCTGGTCAGCAGATCCGCACCAATCCGCTGAACCATCACTACTTGCTCCGGCCTCAACCCCAACTCGCGCTCGAGGATGTCCGGCATCGCCTCGATCTTGTCGCGCGTGATCGTGAAGATGCTTTCCAGCAGTTCCACGATGTCATCCAGCGGCACAAGCTGGCGGCGCTGCTGCATCGCCTTGCTGTGCAGGATATCCGCTTGTGCCAGCTCCGACCGCTGTTTCGCCGACAGCGACGCCTGCGGATCCTCGATATCTATGCCCAGAAAGCTCGCCTGAAGCGCGTTGATCTGGCTGGCACTGTGTCGCTGCCGTACCCGTTCGGAATCGTCTCGCGCCTGTTTCCATGCCCAGCAATGCGACAGCCGCAGGATGTAGGCTTTGCCGAGCCCGCCTTCCTGGACGACGGGCATGTTCTCGCTGCTGATCCATTTGTTGATGGTCGGCATCGATGTCTTCAGCGCCTGCGCCATTTCCGTCTGGTTCATGTCCGCATCCAGGACACCGGCAGGCAGCGGATAGCGCGCAATGAGATCGGCCAGCTCGACAGAAATGTCCACCGGCATCAGGTCCGGCGATTGCCCTTCATGTTCCACCGTCAAGACAACTCCAACAACAACCGCTTCTCGAACCACATAAATCCCAAAAAACGCCCACAAACCGGGGTGCGAATTACCCCTGTAGGATCCTTTGTATGGAAGGACCCGCGCGTTTATCTTGCCGTAGCCATCGCCTTCTGAAATGCCCGGGCGAAGTTGATTGGGAATTGGTCATCAAACACGCTCTGCGCACCATCATAGAAGCCCAACCGCTTGTCATAGGTTGGCATCGCAGTCGTGAAATGTAGGATCTTGGTCAGACTGCCCTTCTTGCCGCTACGCTTCCAGACACCTGCCGACAGCTTTGAACCGGGACGCGGCACGAAGTAGCCAACCCTGCTCTTGCTCCTCGCCTTCGAGGCATCTGTGCTGTTGGCCCGACTGTCGCGCTGCGACTGGACAGCCGACAGCACCTTGTTCCGTTCACCGGGCGACCAGTTGCCAAACGCGTTCAGCTTCGCCCCCGCCGCTGGCACAACCGCCACGATCTGCCCGTCATAGTTCAACCGACTGTCGAGCAGTTTTTCCAAGCCAGTCTGGCCACGGGCACCGCCACGCTCCTGCACCTTCAGGAAATGCCGCGCCCCGACCGACGGGCGTTCCTTGACCTCTGCCGTCATGGTCGCCTTGGTCGCGCGCCATACCATGAAAGCATTCTTGGCAAAGCGCGTCGGCTTATCAAAGACCACATCCATCTGCGACTGCATATGCGCCAGCACATCGCTTGCTGTGTCATTCAAACCCCAGACTGTCGCGATCGGCACCTGTTTCCGTTCGACGTTGTTCAGCCCACGGGCAAGATCAGAGGGATCGATGTCCATGTTCAGCATGATCCGACCTCCCCAAACGCAAAGCGCCCGGAGCGGGTTTACCGTCCGGGCGCAAAGGTGTTGTTGGCATGATGTCTAGGGGGGGCGGAATTATTCGGCAAGCACTTTCTTCCATGGCC